GTTTTACTAAAACTATCTACTGCATTAATAACTACACTTACTGTTGCCCCTCCAGCTGCACCAGCTAATAAACTACTTATCACCATTTTCTTTTACTTTTTAATTGCCTATTTTTGTCTCTCAAATATTTATTCATCCATCTAACAGATTGATTATATTCGTTAATTGACAATTCTTTTATATCTGATAAAGACCAGCCATAAAACTTACATAAACTTAATCCGTTTTTATAACTGGAGTCTGAAAATTTAACGATTCTTTTCCTATATCATTAACTTCATTAATGGCTTTTTGCAATTCTATACCTTCTTTAAAAGTCAAATTATTAACTTCTTCTTCTGTTAAATTTGTGGAAAGCGTTAACATGTTTTTTATCATTCCAGCTTTACTTGAACTTTCTTCTGCTGAAATATTAAAAGTATCTATATACTTTATTTCTGTTACATGATATTTTTTTCCATTTATTTCTATATCTTTTTCTTTCATTTTTTACCTCCTTCTATTTTTCTATTCCTCTAAAAAATTAATTGAGGACAATTACCAATTATTATACACTCCAATACTATCAAAAACGCTTCCTGCAACATGACTTGGTACAAATGTAAAAGATTGCTCTTGAACTCCTTCTAATAAACTTGGAATACCCATATCAATCATCTTACAACCACTCATATATAAATACAAACTACCAGCTGTTCCTGTAATATTTAAATATCCATTAAATTCACTTCCTGCAATATAATAACTATTATATAAAGTTCTTGCATTTCCTTCATCCATATCACATGTTGCTGTACATTCATATTCTCTATTCATAGGCATTAATTCATTTGCTACTCTTGAACCATTTAAATAAAATCCGGCTTCTAAGTTGTTTGACACTTTAAAAGTTCCGTCTTTTAGATTTGTTATTGCTGTTCCTGATGGTATACTTAATTTTACATTATTAAACATCCAAGGTTTTGTAGTTGTTGGTGTTACTGCTGTAACCGCGCCTGAACTCAAAGTTGAATCTTGTGCAACATATTCTATATCTGCTGATACTATTTCTCCTTGTGCAAAATTTATAGTATATGAATCTACCATTCCGCCAATAGTTGTTCTTATAAAATTACTTCCTGCATGTCCCATATTCTTTGAATCTTCTATTGTAAAGGATTCTAATGATAATGGTACGTCCTGTACTTGGTCATCTGAATTTGTTTCTGTAAAGGCATGATAAAGTCCATCTGTTCCTGTTCCGCTTATAGTAGTTATTGAACCTAAAGCAAATCCTAAAAATTTCCAATCTTGTGGAAAGTAATTTATAGTTCCATTCCATTCTTTTTTACCATCTGCAAAGTCATCTACATTTCTATCTGTTGAACCTTGATATCTAATTTGGATAGTATTCATATTTGGTGTTAAATCATGAGTTTGAACTAATCCTAACCATTGTCTTGTTCCACTAGTATTAGTAACTGCATATGTACCTGATTCGTATTGAAAAACTGTTCTATTTTGGTCTGACATATATTTCATCTTATTTATAACCTCCTTTCAATCTTATTTACGAACATAATATTAAGAATCTGTATTCACAGACTTTTGATTTAATTCCTGCTGTTCCAATTTCGTCTATATTTACAGTAGACATCAATGTAAAATCATGCAATCCACTTTCTGATAATCCTGTTGTTGCGTCTAATTGATTCGTTCTTAAATAATCATAAACTTCTTGAGTAATTTCATCTCTACCTTTTGTACTCTTTGCCCATATTCTAATTTCAACATCCATTGTAATTACAGTTCCTTCGCTTGCCATTCCTAATCTTCCACTTTGTAAACTACCTCTATCAACAACTGAAATCATTGGATATATTACTCCTTTTTTTGGATAAGAAGTGTAAACTCTATCACTAACTGAAGAAATATTTGTTTTTAATTTATCTCTGATTAGTATAATTGTATCTGCTAAAAAAGTACTTGCTTCCACGCTTGTGATTGTCATTCATTTACCTCGCTTGGTTAATTATAAATCTCGCTTAATTTATAGAATTATTAATTTAATTTTATTTATAAATTATTTATTTTAAATTATATAATTATATCTTTTTAATTTCTGCTTCTATAAATTCAGAAATCTTTTTTTCATTTCGAGTTTTAGTATTTCCAAAATGTTTTCTTGGAGCTATTCTTGAAGTACCATATTCTAAATGTTTTGCATATTCAACATTAGAAGAAATAGTTGCAGTTAAAGGTTGTTTTTGTTCTGCTTTTACTGAATTAAGAAATCTTCCTGTATCTACTGACATATGTTCAGCTCTTTTTCCAGCGATAGATTCTTTTACTTCACCTTCAATATAAAATGCAGCTTTTTTTACTGCTTCATTTGCTGCTTTAGATGAATTATTATTTTTGTTTTGCAAAAATGCTTGAGTTGTATTTATTCCAATAATATTTATAGAAATACCGCCTTTACTCGCCATCTAAACTCCCAGTAGGAATTAATCTAACATATAATTTTTTAAGAACGTCTGTATCATTAACTTCATATTTCATCACTCCCTCACCTAACATACTATATTCACATCCACTCATATTTATATAACTTCCTAACCCAATTTTAATTGTTCCTGAAGTATTTATAGTTCCGTTAATATATAATTTAGTATCATTTGTAAGAAGTTTTCCTTGCTCAACTAATACTGCATCAGAACTTCCTTTTGTATTGCTTATTGGTAATACTACTCCAGAAGTCCATAAATCGTCTCCACTTTTAGTTAATGTAACATCATCATCATAATAACTACCTGCTCCAAAATCAGAACTATAATATTGAAGTCTACAGAGCTTACCTAAATTTAAAGCTTCAGTAACTCCATCTTGAAAGTCACTTACGATTGTCATTTTAAAACCACCTAACTAGAATAATATTTATAACTGACATTATAACTATTGCGCCACCTGCCCATTTAGCCATAACTATTTTAATTTTATTTATTTCAGTTGAATTATCTTCACTATGAACTCTTCTTTTTTCAATATCTTTTTGTTGTCTTGCAACTGTACCATTAAGAGTTTTAAGATGTTCTTCTATTCCTCCAACTTTCTCTTTTATGACAATAATATGTGGTAATAATAATTCATGTGTCATTTTATCCATATGTCTGATAATAATTAGAATTTTTTGGTAAATTTTCTAATTGTTTATAGGCCATTTGTTTATAATTTTGAGAAGTACCTTCTACCATTCCTTTATTTATTGATAATTCACCAATTTTAACTGATTTAGTTCCCATTCCTTGTGCTTCCATTTGTCCGAGAACTTGAGAAATTGATAAATTTATTATTGAAGGTTGATAAGTTGCTGGAATTGCTGCTATAGAAATATCATCTCCAGTATAATTTTCTACTTCTATTAAAGATTGTTCTGGAATAAATCCGTTTATTAATAATTCTGATATACCTTCTGGTATACTAGAAATCATATTATAAATAAAACTTCCTATTTCAGATGTTGAATATGTTGTCATTTTAAAATTATGCTGCTCCGCTTGTCATCAATGTACCATCGCTTAAACATTTAATTGGTATCCAATCTGTTCCTGATAATCCATATAAAGCAATATTAATTAGAACCGTACTTCCTGTAGTATCATTTAAAAACTTTGAATATTCTCTGTCTCTTAATCCGTCTGGTTGTGTATATGTCATTTTTCCTTTTTATTTTTGTATTTTACATGTCGATGGTGGTCCATACGACATAATAAAAAACAAAATTTAAGTCATAGACCCTAGTCTATTCCAGGCACTTCCATTTTGAGCTAATGCTATATAAATATCATTATTTTCTACATCAAATGCCATTTGACTTCCGATTGATGCTGTTACTACGTCTGTTGGTGCTCCATACACAAAAAGAATTTTATCTGTCATCTCTTTTGGTGCATTATCTGCATAATTTTGAGACATTCCTTTTCTTAAGCCACCAGCTAAGCATCCTAATAATGCACTTCCTGTTGTTACGCTATCTGCCATTTTGTTTTTACCTCCTGTTAATTATATTAATTATAATTTTTTTCCTATCACTTTACTTGCTTGAGTTTCTTAAAATTTTAAAAATAAAAAAATAAAAATTATTACTGATAAACTCTTAATCAGTGTGTATTTCACAAATTGCTTTAGCTCTTAGGTATCTAACTTTAATCCTTTGTGTTACTACTGCTCCAGACATATCGTATGTTGGTAATTCAAAATTCTCAACTGTGATTGGTCTTTTTTCAGCTATTACATACGCATGCATTTTGTCGGTAACATAAGCATATTTGCTATATGTTGAACTTGGTGCTGCATTTGTAGAGAACTTAATAACGTTCAATCCGTAGATTGTTCCTAAAAATCCTCTTTGTAACATATCGGTATTTCCAACCTTGTTTGCTTCTACAAAAGTATCAATATTTCTTAAATCGGCTAAGACTTCGTTTCCAACAAATAAAGTTGTTGGTGTATAGTCTTCGTCATCAAGATATTGCATAGCTCTTGTAATATTAGCTATAGTTATTGCTGCTCCACCTGTAACTGTGCTGTTTGCATTTTCTAAAGCATCACTTAAGATTAATGATGTTTCGTTTTCCGCAAATCTTTTACCTGCAATTCTTAAACTGTGTTCAAGTAAATTCCATTTTGCGTCTTCTAACATCTCTCTTGTGATTCTTACTGCAACTCCCCACTTTTCAGGTTTCATATTGAATGAACTATATTCAGATTGGTCTTGGTATACTTCTGCTCCTTCTGCAATCAGTCTAATATCTAACTTATTTGGGTCTACAGTGTCTACATCTATACTTGAACCTGGAATATCTCCTGGTCCGAAATAGATTGCTGCTTCACTTCTTGGAATTAAATTTTTGTCTACTTCTTCTATAAGAGTATCATGAATTTTTCTTGGAATCAAAAGTTGTCCTTCTGTTCCCATTCCTGTTTGAAGTAATTCGTTAATTGCTTTATATTCTGTCATTTTATAAATTTAAAGAAACTATTGAATATGAATTAGCATGTCCACTTGATGTAGTTATTGACCTTCCAACAATTCCACCATCAGTTACTCCACCAGCTGTTGCTGAACCGATAACATTACCGAAGCCTCTTGCCATTACTGGACATCCTGTATATACAGAACCTAATAATGTAGCACTTCCTGCTGGTAATAATACCCATCCTCTTTGTATTACAGTTCCTCTTGTTCCTGATGCAATATCATCTATTGCTAATCCTAAACAATTTGAACCTAAAACAGTTGCTGCGCTTGATGCTTGTCCAACGATGTCACTATTTGCAAAACTAGAACTTTGAGAACCTACTGTTGCTGATAATCCAGAACCTACTACCCAGCATCCTCCTGATATGTTAGTTGCTGCTAATACCGTTAAAGTTCTTGGTGTACCACCATCTCCTAATATGGTTGCCCCTAAGGGATTACTTTCTTTTACTGCCATTTCTTTTCTTTATCCTCCTTTTTAATATTATATTAAATTTGAGCAAAGCTCATAAATATAATAAAGTTAATTCAACTAAATAAGACAAAATAAATTTATCTTACAAGTCTTTTTAACTTTGTATTTTCAACATCTTCTTTAGTATAATCTCTGTATAGTCCGAACTTATTTCCCATTCTTTCTACAATCATAGATTCAACTTTTTCCAATGCCTCTTCTTTATCTTCTGATACTTCACCTTTTGTTTCGTCTTCTTTTTCGTTTTCCATTTGCTCTTTAATTTCCTTTTTTTGAATTAAAAGTTCTTTCAATTCAGCAATTTGAATTTTTAAATCTGTCATTTCTGAATTATCAACGGTTACATTGATATTTTGAACTTTTTCTTCAGACGCTTTTTCTTCTGGAACTTCTTCTTTAGTTTCCTCTTTAACTTCTTCTTCAGCTTCTTCGGGTGTGTCAGAAGGTTTAATTTGGTCTTCTTCAGCCATTTCAACTTTCTCCTTTTTATTTAATTGATACATCTCACGTAAGTGGATGCTGTTTTGTACAGCATGAGCAAATGTAGCGCCGAAATCTCCTGCAACGGCAACTAAACTAATTTCTAATCCGTGTATTCCAATAGCTCTTTCTGAACCATCGTCTTCCTTTATTAAATCTTGAACTTTGGCTCCAATTGAAACACTTCCTATTCTTCCATCTTTAATCATTTCTTTAATATCTTTATCCATAATTCTTCCTTCGAATTCTATTCTTCTAAAACTCGGATTCCAACGAACTCCTTCTGTAGTTCGTCCAACTATATTTTTAACTTCATTTCTATGGTCTAATAAAATAGGTACATTTTTAAAACTAGGTGCTGCTTTTTCTAATTCCTCAGCAACATATTTTACATTATTTAAAGTTGTAGTTTCGTTTATTGCTACACCTCTTATAATAAATTCATCTTTTTCGTTTATTAATTTCTCTTGTATAGGTACAAAAAACTCTAATAATCTCCAATCTTTAGAATTCTTTTTCTGCAAAATAATATCGTCAGTCATTTTATGTAAGAATTATATATTTTTTTATTTATAAATTATTATTTATAAATTATATAATTTTGACTTATCGATATCTTCTATTTCTTCTTCTTTTTCAATAACTTCTTCTACTTTTTCGACTTTCTTTTTAACAATTAAATTTTCTTTTGTTAATTCTACAAATTCATTTGTCTTCAAAATTGCTTTTACGTCTTCTTCTGGTACATCTATTATTAAATCAGAAGGTCTGTGTTTTGATATGTTTTTTAGTTGCATTTTATCCTCCTTTTATTATAAATATATTTAAGCTGGAGCATTGTAAAAATTAATATATCCTGTGGTTCCGTCTGGCATTTCAACTTTAAGACTTCCTGCGATTTCTGTTCTTGTAGTTCCTCCGTCTGTGCAAGCGTCAAAGTCTATGATTTCTACATCTGTTGTTTGTCCTGTTCTTAATAAAGCCATGTAAATCTTTGTAGAAGGATGTATTTAAATGTTTTTATTTAAAGGGTATAGGTTATTCTTGCTCCATGAATTTGGTCGCCCGTATCTAATGATGAAGTTACTATAAAATACCCATAAAGTGAATTATCTATTGTTCCGTTTGTTATTGAGGTATCTTCGGTATTAAAATTAGCAGTAGCCATAGAGCTTCCTGCTACATTAGATATATTAACTCTAATTAAATTCCATGACTCATCTGAGATACTTCCGTATGTTATTACTCCTGTTACAATTGCTCCATTAGGTAAAAATACCGGGGCTGCTGCAGTTAAATTATCTTGGTCACTTTGAAACATTCCTGAATCAAAATAACGGGTCCAATTATCAGTATCTAATCTTGTTTCAAAATTTACTCCTAAACAACTCCAATATTTTGTGCCTGTTATTTGATGGTCCCCTCCTGCGTCATCTGTGAAATATAAATTATTCGGTGCATCGGATTTTACCCAAATTTGCCCGTATGCTGCTGTGTCTGCTATTGCAGAGGCTTGTTCTTTTAAATGAATTGTTGCTCCATTTGTTATTTTTATTCCAGGAGCT